GGTTTAGGATTTTTGGAGTATTTCCATATAGAACATTAAAAAGTATTCTAAAGGATTCATCAGTACCTTTACTCTGGTAGAAGTTCCTAGCTTGCTTAATAAAAGAATTAACATCAAGATCCTTTACAAAATCAATATCCTCAAATCCTGGAGCAAGTAAGACTTTGATTTTGCGATAAAATTCTTGTAAGAACTGAACACTAAGGTTGGTAACTCTAGAAACATCATCATGATTTGCTGCTGATGATGTTGAGAATATTAATTCTTCTGGGTTATTATTACTTCTGTAAGTAGTAATTCCACTAAATCCACGTATACATCCAGTAAAACTGTTAGTTGTTATACCAGTGTAAGTGAAAATCTCATCATTAATTTTAAAGAGACCATACTCTTTAGGAAATCCCTTAGTAGACTCAACACTAACTGTTGTGTCTGTTGGTGATAAAGCACTTGTTGTGGAAGTAAATCCACTTATTACTTCAGGAGTTAAGTTGTTGAGATTGAGATATTGATCTAAATTTTCGGCAATGTCAACCGGAGCACCCTGAAATTCCTGGGAGACGTAGTATTGCTTTAAAAAGTCGACTGCTTTCGGACTTTCCGATAATATAAATTCGGGTAACTGATTGTCGACAATCTGTTGGATCTTTACCCTAGATTCAAATCCAGTTGTGATCATATCTCCTCTCGTTTATCTTGTTAATTTTCCGTTTGAATAGCTTGACCTTACAGGGAAATTAACTCCAGAGATTTGCTCTCCAGAAGCTATAGTGTCTTTAACCATATTTATAGTGCTTTTGCTGGTGTCAAAAACTAGATACAGATCCTTAAGACCAATAACATCATTGGAATCTGGATATGCCTGAATCTCAATTACCCCGTTGTCAAGATCAGTTGAAATGATATTAATCGTATTAACAATTACTTCACCTTTTTTATAATCGACTATACCAATAGACTTCTTAACGACCTCAAAAGTATCCGGATCTAACGTTGGTTTAACGATTGATAAAATACCAATATCACTATCAGCAGATGGTACATCTACAAAAAATACCGTACTGCCTGGATCATCTGCAACTCTAAATCCAGTGCTCTTAATATTATATCCATCAATTCTCTTATAGAACTTATTACCGAAACATAATTCATATTGGGCGAATGTATTAAGAATACAATTCATGTTTCTTCTCATTCTTACCCTAGTAATGTTTGATGTGATAGAGTTATCAACACCATCAATTATCTGAAGAACTTTACTGTACTTAAATCTTCCACCAAATTTGTTTAGATCAACAGTTTTGGAATATGTCTCTAAAGCACTAGAAACTCTTGTTTTGAGATCACTAACAGAATTTGTTCTAGATGAATCATAGAATACATCACTATCAACCTCAACATATAGTAGTTTAAGATCGATTATCTCTTGAGTAATTCCAGATACAGTGTACTGCTTAAGATCATTTAGAATTTGATTTTTGTGGAAATCAGAGATACTAACACCATTTTTTGGTTTGATGCTAATTAAAACCTTTCCAAATTGTGGAGGATCTAGTTCTTCACCACCAACAACAGATACTGATTCTGTTGGGGCATATACCTGCTGCACCAATGCCTCATAATCCCTTGTTGTAACGGCACGGTACTGCGAAGAATACACTCTAGGTGCATAGTACTTAACAGACTCAATAGGTTCGATGTCGCCGCCTCCAGCGGCACCTGAGGTGGTTGTAACAGTAACTCCTGATTGGGGAGTAATTAGAACGCCACTACTATCAACTATTGTTCCTGCATAGGCAAAGACTGAAGGACCGTTGCCTGTTTCACCATCTGTAGTAATATAACTTACTTTAATAATATCACCGTTACTTAACTTCTTTCCAATAATTCCATCACCAAAAAGAAGTTCATATCTTTCATCAGGAATTTCTTGGAGGAGATATATTTCAGAATCCTTGTTAACACTGATAATATTATCAACCATCTTGTATTCACGAGAACCTATCATCACTTTGATAGTACTCGTATCAATATTTGGATTATTTAAAATAAATCTTTGGTTAAGTGAAGTATCTACTGTAAACTCTTTAGTGAGGTATATGCCCTGCGATACTTCCAGATCAACAAATGATGCCACATTGTTATTAATATTTACTGTGACATCCTCTGGAATTGAGAATGTATAGTCCGTGTTATCAACTGGTCCAACACAAACAAGACCTGCCTTTAGGATTGCTTGTCCTGCTGCTTGTGTTGTTGATACATTAAATGAAATAGCTGCTTTTGCGGCAGTTTTTGATCTAGGAACATATCCAACGTTCCTAGCAAGAGAAACAACGTTTTCTCTAAGAGTTGCAGAGTCTATGAAAGACTCATTCACAACCATGTTAGAGTTAAACGCTGTAATATACGTGTTATATGCTAGCGTATCGATTAGAACAGAAAAGTTTGACCCATCAAAGTCAAAATCCGTGAAATCGCTGTTTGCACGGAGATAATCCTTGATGGATGTCTTTATCTGATCAAAATCTAGGTTTGTAAACTTTGTAAAAGGCATTTTATCTTGTTGCCTCTAGGAGATATGTAAACTGTTGTGCTGGTAACTCTAATCCAACAACCTTAAAACGAACATTTATCTCAAATTCATTGGTATCTGCTTTTGGTAAAACAGTAACACCAACATTTTCGACTCTTGGTTCGTTATTTTCGATTGCAATAAGGATTTGCTGCTCAATAATAGAGGCAGTACCAAAATCAACAAAATCAAATAGTTGTGATCTGATATTTGTCCCTAGAACAGGTCTAAAAAACCTCTCACTAGGGATAGTCTGAACAATATTACGAATAGATCGCTTGATCGCATCAGCATTTTTGAGCACAAGGATATCCTTCGTTACAGGATGCATACTAAAAGATAAACTAATATCCTTAAAAGCTCTGGATACCCTCTGGACTGCCATTTATGAATGATTTTGTTTGTTTTTATTTATACCCTCATTCCGAAATCTTACCATAATAGGGTTCTGTACCATATTCCCAATCATCATAGTCATCATCATTACGAATTTTCTCATGAAGTTCGTTTTGTTGGACAAAATCATGCTTTTTGGGAGTGATATCATCATTAGAAATCTCACGAAGCATCTTTTGGTGCTGTTGATTGCCCAAATTGTCTAAAAAATCATGCATTTTTTCATCTTTGTAGTAGTCCGTGACTAATTTAGTCGTTCCCCACATGCTACGCATGTAGTCTTTGTCTCTATCGACAGGTGAATTACCCATTTTAGCTCCTGATTTACTAGAAATCAGAACTTTTAGAGGGGTTGCTATCCCTTATCTCTATTTATTTTCTTCCAGGTGCTTAATTTCGTACATGTAATGATCAGATGTCTCTATTTTTCTCTTATTTTCCACAGAATAAACGGTTAGATCAATCTCATAACCAGGATTTTTCTCAATTCTATTAAAAACCCATGCATTATCGTACCAAATGATGCGATTATTTGGATATGCATAGTAATTTCCAGTCTCAACCTTAAACAAATGAGCACATTTATGCTCTGGAGTCTCTGAAAAGTTTAAATCTGGCATTCCTTTGTTCTCCCAAGACCAATCCAGAGTGAACATATAGGTTCCTAGTACCTTTTTTCCGTCTGGACGAATCAATTGAGCATCTAAATTTGCCAATCGATGCCTTCTCTGTACATCAATGTACGGGGAGAAGCAGTCCCAGTACATAATATCCTCTAACGGTTCTATTTCAGCATCAGGACGCCAGCAGAAGGCATGTAAGGGGCGACGAGTCCAGTTCACACCATTCTCTAGGAATGCCTCAAACAAGGGCACACGCTTCTCTATACTGGCAACGGAGTGTACATCACACTTGGTTACTTCACCGTGCCCTTTTTTATGGTTATAAAGGAACTCATTACGAATATAACAAGACCAATCAGGTAGACTATGATTTAAGTATGCCAATCTCTTTCTCCTGGGAAATAATAATCAGTTAGTTCTTCGTCTTTTTTAATTAAACGTATAGAATACAATTCACCTGTTTCTTTATTGTAAGATACATTAGGTGAATTGGAGTGATTTATATAATATTGTGGACCCATGCTGTCCAAATCACAATCGATCCAGAACCCGTGCTCATCACAATAGGTAAGAGTCTCAAGGCGTTCTCTTGCTTCTGTAGAAACCTCACACCAGAATACATGTTCTCTTTTTTGGGGTTTAAAGATACAGGTATCTGCTGGTATATCAACTAAAGAAAAAACACCCACCCCACCACAGACTTTACTGGGTGCGAGATAGGTGTAGAGTTTTAATGAATACATTTACCGCCCTTGTCCTCGGTAGGGTTTACGTGCATTGTTGCGAGACGACGCGGCGTATTTTGTTCCGTTACCATCGCCTTGCCGAGACTTTTTGGGTTTTCCGGGGGTATACCCAGTTTTTACGAGTCCGGTTTTTGCCTTTGCCATGATGATTCTCCAATAATAATAGTTTCCAGTTCGGCAGGAGTAGGTCTGCCAGTTTTGTAATACTCTATGGCATAATCCTCCATGATATCAAAGTACTCAGATTCTGAAAGAGCAGTGAAGATTTTCTTACCGTTCCTAATGATCGTGTACTTATCTGCCATGGTATCAGATCACGCGAGTTTTTTCGTGACCAACGCGCACGCGAGGATCACACCAGATCTCAAATCCTGCTTCTTTTGCATCGAGGCAGAATGATACATCTTCTCCACACATATCTTGCACTTCGCCAGATTCGAATACCTGCATCTTCGGTGCAAACCATGGATACTTCATCTCATCATTCTCGAATACTCCGTGCTTGATGAGCAACCATCCAAAACCTGCATAATCAACAGTGAAAGGTTTCTTACGCTTTGCAATACTATCCAGTGTTTCGTGGTTCATTACACCACCATTACCACGGAAATCATCTTCGTCCATCCAGTGTGCAACAGAAGTAGTCTGACCATCTTCTGTACAGTACCAACCAGATGCAATATCCTTGTCCATCAGTACAAGTTGCCAGAACTTCTCAGTGTTAAACACAATATCACTATCAATCCACAACTGATAATCATATTTCAGTTTTCCATCCCAAGGCAATTGATCAGGACCACGCAGTACGTTAGCACCCAAACACTTGCAACGGGCAAAGTTCACCATGGAACTATAGTCCTGTGAGATCTGAATACTAGCACCTGCCTGTACCAAATCAAAACAAAGTTGTACGAAGTTCTTCAGATAAGTGTAAGAAACACCACGTCCAGGTAGACAGAATACTACACTCTTTCCTTTGATAATCTCCTTTGCTTTATCATAATCCCATTCGGGTGCCGCATTACTAACTGACGGCGCTTTTGCTTTTACTGTAAATCCTTTAGCCATGAGATAAGTTAGTTACTTTCATATCATACACCATTATCTATATGGTGTCAATTGGTCATTCTACATCGGTTATTACGATACTATCACCATCAACCTCTATGTTTACTTGCGTGCCTTCGTACCATCCGTTTTCTGAGATGATCCACTCGGGGATTACAAAAACATATTCCCCCGTTACAGGATCGACTTCTACGGTAGTAATATTTTCTCCGGGATTTTTTTGCATACTCGTGATCTTGCCCATTGATTTTATATAGCGAAAAATTTTTTTGACACCCCTTGTAAATTTAGCTCGCTTTCGTAACACTTTATAGATTAGGGAAGTTAGGCGTTTTTATATACGGGGGGCATCACGCGCCGCGCCACGGCGGCACCCCATCAGGGGGGCACTGCTGTGGTCACGAACGCATGGCGTCAGCGGACGTCTGCCAGGGCGCTTGCCTTGGTGGTCTGATTCACGCTACGGGATCCAGCACCGGTGCGGACCCTGCTGCTGCCGCCCTTAATCCGATCTGCCCAGCGGTTGGTCTTGGCACCGTGGGCAGTGGGCAGGCGACGGAACTTCAGAGATCCGTCAGCGATGGCGGCATTCAGTTCGGCGGTGGTCATGGTGGTTCGTTTCGCTTGATGGTATTGTAGCACGGAGGGGGCGGTCCCCTCAGGCAGTCATCTCATCGTAGACCAACTCATGAAGCAGGTCGGTCATCTCAACGGAGTCGATGGCGGGGTCATCCCAACGCACGCCGTCGCCCGTCTCACCAATGAACCGACCGACCACGCCGTCCGTCATGCACCGCACGAACTTGACCCAGGGGTTCTCACCCTCAGCGAATTCAACGCACGCCTTAGCGGTGTTGTAGAGGAACTCATCGTTTTGGATCCAGAGGGAAGCGTTCCAGGTTTCGTAGTTTGCCCAACCGTTCATGCTGTGTCCTGTGTCGTGTTCTTCCTAATGATAGTCCATGGAGGGGGTCCGTCTACCCCCTCCTGACCAGTTCGCTGACCGTCACACGCTTTGTTGAAACTTAGCGTTGTTGAAGTTAGCATAACTGAACTGCTCACGATTGACCAGTTTGATCATACCTAACTCATTTGAGAAAACATAACCTTCGGCACTGATTTCATCCTGTCCGATGAAAGCACGGGGTCCATTATTACGGCACAGAAAGAGTGCATCTTCCTTGATAGATTTGACCAGTTTCCAGAATGAAATCAGAGTCCAATC